CGCGGCTCGACGACAGGAGGCTTGAGGCCCAATGCCTCGTAGCCGGCCTTGGTGACCACGGTTTCGCGCTTCTTCTGTGAGATCAGGCCGTGGCTGACCAGGCTTTCGATGGCATTGGCCTTGGCGCCGCCCTTGAGGGTCTCGGGAAACCAGAGCACCTTGCCCTGCGTCTGAGCCAGGGCATGGGAGAGGATGGCGTGCTGGGTGGGGGTGAGTTTGTTGGACATGACGTCTCCTTTTCAGTTGGGGGTGTTGTTGCTGCAGGCAAGGCGCCCTGCTTCGAAAGCATCGATGAGGGCTTGGCGGATTCCCCAAACGCTCACGTCGTAGAAGTCGAGTCGGTCGCTGTTACGGGTCTCCAGCGTCTCGACAAAGAGATGCTCGGCAGCAATTCGTTGCAAGAGTTGGTCACGGGCTTGGGTGTTCATCACACATTGCCCTCCAACTTGTGAATCTGGCGGGCTCGATCAAAGCCCACCCAGTTGCCTTCGAGGTCCAGGCCTCGAGAGGCAAGTTCTTCGCGGGCCAGACGGTTGAGGTCAAGTTCCCCAGCAGCTGCTGCGCTGAGGACTTTGGTCAGGGCGGTTTGGATGAACCCAAGCTCATCGACCGTGAACCTGGTGCTGCTGTAGGACATGGTGGCTCCTTGCGGGGGTGTTGATGACGTTCGTATGAACGCTCTTCTTCCCGATGAAGCCAAGTCATTTCGGAGCTTGTGTCGCTTATTTCTTGATCAACACCCCAACATGCCCAGAAGTGCCCCAACTCCCTGCCGTTACCCCGGCTGCGGGGCGGTACTGGCAAGCCCGGGCTTTTGTCCCCAGCACCGAGCCAGCGCGCACCGTGACTACGGGCGGGCCAGGCGTGGCTTTGACGCTGAGGTCGGCTTCTACCAGTCCAAGGGCTGGCGGGTGCTGAGGGCGGCGGTGCTTCGTGAAAGCCCCCTGTGCCTGGCGTGCAAGGACCACGGTCGCCTGGTTGCGGCTGGGGTGGTTGATCACGTGGTGCCGCTCAAGGACGGCGGTGCCCGCTTTGATAGGGCCAACCTGCAGCCTCTCTGCGTCTCTTGCCACAACTGCAAGACGGCCAGAGAGACTGCCGGCCGGCGCTAGACCCCCTTGCCCACGAGGTAGGGGGGTCGAATCTCTACGGTTGGGCGGCGAAGATGCGCTCGCCTGCCCAAATTTTTGTGACCGCGAAATTCACGACCCCCTATTTCGGAGGTGGCAAGCATTGAGTAGCAAGGGGGATCTGATGATAGGAAATGAAGCTGTCCGCGGGTCGCCCGATGCCGATGAACTGCTGGGCGCGACCTTTGATGAGACGGAGTTGACCCAGATGGCCGTCACCGATGCCGACTGGCTGTCGGTGCAGGTGACAGATGCGGACCTCAAAAGCATGGCTGCGGACATCGAAGATGTATTGGCCATGACCGATTCAGATTGGATGCGTTTGCGGTTGACCCAGGATGCCCTTATTCGGGTGAGGGATGACTTGATTGGCCGAGTGGGCGTGAGGGCGCAAGAACTGACGTGGTTAAACCGCGCCATAGAAAGAGGAAAGCATGGCCACAAGGGGGCGCAAACCGGCGCCGATAGAACTCAAACTGCTAAAAGGTAATCCGGGCAAAAGACCCATCAACGCCAAAGCATCTGTGTTGCAACAGCCCGAGGCGCTGGCTGAAGACGCCGCGCCAGGCATGTTGCTCGATGAGGCCAAGCCTTACTGGGACCACGCGATCGCGCATGCGCCGCGCGGCCTGCTGCGCAAACTCGACATCTACCTTTTGGCGGCGTGGTGTAACGCGGCTTATCGCTACGAATACAACATCAGGCTGGCGGCCAAGTCCGACGTCATTCCAGTGCGCGGGGCCAAACTCGCAGGTCTGGACGCCAAAGACCGCCCGGTTATGCACAACCCGTTCTCGACGGCGGCCAGGGCCTACCTCAAGGATATGACTATGTTGGCTGCGGAGTTGGGCTTTACGCCGAGCTCACGCGCGCGACTTGGCGCGGCAGAAAGCACCGTCTCGGACGTCGAGGACCCCTGGGCGCAAATTGCCGGGTAAGGCGTGCGCTGCACGCAGTCAGTCAGGCCGTCAGCTTGGCCGATACCAGGCGATTGATGCTCAGACCCTGTTCGGCAGCCTCCGTGGCCAAAGCCCTATGCACCGATGACGGAATGCGAACCATGAAGCGACCACTGAACTTTTTCTCTGCCAGTGCTTCAGGAACTGGCTCCCCCGAGGCCTCCATGTCGGCCACCGCATCGGCCACCACCCGGCGAATGCCCGAGAGCGCTTTTTCAGGGGTGGGTGCGAGCCAGGACAGCGAGGGAAATTCTGCGCAAAGCCCAACGTGCTCGTTGTCCTCGCCAGACCAGGTGACTCGGTAAGTGTAGTGATTGATGTTCATGCCTATGCTCCTAGACGTTCGATGGCCAGCAGCACCTGCCGGACCTGATAAGCCTTTGCCTTGCCTTTGTCGTTTTGAATATTTACCCGCGGATCTCCCTGCCAGGGTGTCTTGTAGACAGCGTGACTGCTGCCGCTTTGCCTGGGCTTCCCAAAATACGCCTCGCACACCTTTTGAAGATCGGCAAAGCGAACGTTGGTGGGCGCTTTGCGCATCTGCTCAAGGATTTTTTCGGTGCCGCTCATCACCAAATGGTATCAATAACGGTATCACTTGTCAAATCAGATGAGCGCTCGAACCAAGGATCGCGCTAGCGACTACGCGATGAGCGCCAAGCGGTACGCCGAGCAGGTGGTGTCTGGTGAAATCCTGGCTTGCCGCTGGGTTCAGCGGGCTTGCCAGCGACAACTGGATGACCTCGCCAAGTTCAAAGGGAAAGCCAGTCCGTACCTTTTCAACCCCAGGCTCACGGACAAGGACGGCAGGAGTTTCCAGCCAGCCGACAACCTGTGCGCGTTCATCGAGCGCTTGCCCCATGTGAAAGGGCCACTGGCAGGCGAGCCGATTCACCTGGAGCCCTGGCAGGCCTTCGTCCTTACAACGGTTTTCGGATGGGTCAAACCCAATGGCACACGGCGCTTTCGACGTTCGTACATCGAGGTGCCTCGGGGTAACGCCAAGTCGACCCTGTCGTCGGCCGTGGCCCTCTACATGCTGGCGGCCGACCGTGAAGGCGGTGCCGAGGTGTATTCGTTGGCAACAACACGGGACCAGGCGCGGATCGTCTTTGGCGACGCGCAGACCATGGCCAGACGGAGCCCAGGCTTTCGGCGCAGGTTTTCGGTGGAGGTCGGCGCGCACAACATGCATGTGCTGGCCTCGGGATCGAAGTTTGAGGCGCTCTCGGCTGAGGGCTCGACTCTGGACGGTCTGAACATCCACTTCGGATGCGTGGACGAACTACACGCACACAAGACCCGCACCGTCTACGACGTGGTCGAAACTGGCACAGGCAAGCGAGACAACTCGCTCCTCTGGGTGATCACCACGGCAGGGAGTAATCGAGCCGGCATCTGCTACGAGGTCCGGACGTTCGTGACCAAGTTGCTCGATGGGGTGTTCGAAGATGACACCCAGTTCGGAATCATTTACGGCTTGGACGACGGGGACGACTGGACATCCGAGAGCGCGCTGATCAAGGCCAACCCCAACTGGGGCATCTCGGTGCGGCCGGAAGTCCTGGTGCCGCTTCAGGCCAAGGCCATGCAGTTGCCCAGTGCGGTCAACAACTTCAAGACCAAGCACCTCAATGAGTGGGTCAACGCGGATACCGCGTGGATGGACATGCGGGCTTGGGATGCCTGCGGCGATCCGACACTCGACATCGATGCCTTCACTGGCCAGCCTTGCTGGATCGGACTGGATCTGGCCAGCAAGACGGACATCGCGGCGTTGGTGCTGGTGTTCCCGCACCCCGAAGTGGCCGACGCCTACGTGGTCTTTGGCAAGTACTACCTGCCAGAGGACACGGTAGCCGCCGCTGGCAACAGCCAGTACGAGGGCTGGATGCGCACCGGTCGTCTGACCGTGACGCCGGGCAATGTGATCGATTTCGGCTGGATTGAGGCAGACCTGCTGGAGTTGGCCTCGCGGTTTGAGGTGCAAGCAGTGGCGTTCGATCCCTTTCAGGCGACGCAACTCTCGACCCGAATGCTGGCCGAAGGCCTGCCCATGATCGAAGTGCGTCCGACGGTGCTGAATTTCAGCGAGCCGATGAAGACGCTCGAAGCCTTGGTGCTTCAGAAAAAGCTCACCCATGACGGCGATCCGGTGCTTACCTGGATGGCCAGCAACGTGGTGGCGCACCTCGACGTCAAAGACAACATTTACCCACGCAAGGAGCGGGCAGAGAACAAGATCGACGGCATCGTGGCACTGATCATGGCGCTCTCGAGGGCTATCAAGCCCGGGGAGAACGTGGTGCTGGGATCCGACTACGAGTTGATGCTGCTCTGAGCTGATGGGACTACTTAGCTTTTTTGACCGATTTCGGGCGTCCAGTGAAGACCGCTCAGCTTGGGGCGATTTTTGGTTTTCACCCGTCACAACACGCAGCATTTCCGGCATGCGGGTCTCGGCCGATTCGGCCATGCGCCTGGCCGCTGTCTACGCCTGCGTGCGGATTCTCTCGGAAACGATGGCATCGCTCCCCTTGGTTCTGTATCGCCAGCGCAAGGACGGCGGCAAGGACCGGGTGACCGACCACTGGCTATATCAGGTGCTGGCCAGGCGCCCCAACCGCCACCAGAACCCGTTCGAGTGGCGAGAGATGCTCCAGGGGCACTTAGCCCTGCGAGGCAATGCCTTCTGCCAGATCATTACCAACGGCCGCGGCGAGATCACTCAGCTCGTTCCCATTCACCCCGACCGGGTACGGATGGAACTGCTCGAAAGCGGGGAGTACCGCTACCGGGTACGTAACCAGGGTGGCCAAGAGTGGGTGCTGCCCCGAGGTCAGGTCTGGCATCTGCGGGGGCTCTCGTCGGACGGGCTCTTTGGCCTGAGCCCCATCGAATTGGCTCGGGAAAGCCTGGGGATGGCGCTGGCTGCCCAGGACTATGGCGCCCGGTTCTTTAACAACGACGCCAAGCCCACGGGCGGGTGGATTGAGTTTCCTGGGACCTTCAAGGACCAGGAGGCCAAGCGGGTGTTCCGCGAGTCCTACCAGGCGGCCCAGTCAGGAGACAACCGGGGCAAGGTGCTGGTTCTTGAAAACGGCATGAAGTTCCACGAGGTGGGCGTCACGAACAAGG